ATTTTTGAAAATCCTATGAGATGATAATAGTGCCAACGCATTTGGTGATTTTTAGAAATTTCTGGTATAATAATGACAACAAAAAAGGCTTAGCAGTCGCCAAACTTACAAGCCTTTTTGCGTTATAAAAGCCAAGCGCTAAAAAGCAGTATCTAGATATTCTAGAATGTATTTTTATGCACTTAGATATGTATATATTATAACATTTTGCATATAATATATCAATTTATGTATGTATCCTATGGGTATATAACTATCTTACAGGATACATATACTATATCCAATATAACATTTTTTACTTTAATTTCAACCATTATTTAAATTATTTAAAACATTGTTTAAATTATTTAAAACATTGTTTAAATAAATTAATACCCAGACCGAGGGCGCTACCCCTTAAAACTAGCAATTAAAAAAAAAGAGGAGGAGAAAGACCATGCCTATATAAGTTTATAGGGTTTGGAAACAAGTAGAAGATGACTAAAGATACTCTCTTAGAACCCAATAAAAAAATTAACTTTTGCCCTATGCTTAACGGTACAGCTACTAATAAGCTTGCTAATATTGGACGGAAAACAAAACCTACGAGAATTAATCCACTTGCCGATAATGAAGCCACTATAGAAAACGGCGATTTTAAAGTATTTATAGAAAAATACTCAAACAAGAAAACTCTCAAAGTTGGCGTAGTGAAGTTGTTAGATATTTTAGCGATTAAATTCTCTAAGTCAAATCATTACAAAGCTAAAACGTTAAAAAGAACTGTTACGTTTTCGCTAGATGATTATATGACTTATTTAGGCATTAAGAACATTGATAACTACAATAACCGTAGGTCCGCTAGCAAACGTCTAAAAGAAGCATTAGATACACTTTATAGCATTTCTTTAGAGTGGGAAGAAAAGAGCGGAGACAAGGTTATAAACTATGCTAAAATGAGGATTTGCGAGGCGCAAGGTATTGAACGCGGGACAGCTAGCTTTACTTTTTCTCAAAACATGGCGCAATATTTGAACCAGTCTTATATCATGCAATTCCCGATAGAGTTGCTAGCAATTAGCGAGTGTAACCAAAACGCATATCCTATTGCCCGCAAACTAGCGCTACATCATAGTATTGACAACAACCACAAAAAAGGAACAGCTAATATCATTAGCGTAGCTAAGTTGTTAGAAGTAGCCCCAGAAATACCAACTATAGAAGCTGTAAGGGCTGTTAACGGTTCGTGGAGCGAAAGAATAAAAGGGGCGCTAGAAAAGGCTTTAGACGCTATAGGTAGCATAGTCAGTTGGGAGTATTGCAATACTAAAGGCTTACCTTTGACTGATAAACAGATAGATATATCAGACTATGAAACGTTTATAAAGTTGTTTGTTAAATTCAATATAAAAGGCGCACAAGACCCAACTGAGCGCCTAAAAAAAGAAAAACAAAAAAGATAGCCACATCTTAAAAATAGCGCTAGGACTAACTAAGCGTTATTTTTTTTATTCTAGTATACTACAAATTTCAAATTTAGGAATAACACAAGCCACTAAAAAAAAGATTTTAGCTCAAAGATTTTAGCTCATTTTTTAAAATTGTGCGTAACTCAACGAGGTATTGTGCGTAACTCAACGAGGTATTGTGCGTAACTCAACGAGGTATTGTGCGTAACTCAACGAGGTGTCGATTTTGTAAACCATTGATATTACTGCGTTTTCAAGGGGTCGATTTTTTCAATACTATTAATACTATTAAGACTATTAAGAGCACACGCCCGCAACTCTAGCGAGCGGGCGCATGCTATACTAAACCCAGTAAAAAGAAAAGGGGCTGAAACTCCCAACTTTTTTTCTTTATAGGCTATAAAAAAAGGAGGTCTTACAATGAACAGACAAGAAGCAACAGAGGCAATAAAAGAGCGATTAACAGAGTACGTAGAAAGCATTACAGACCATAGCGCTAAAGGCAATAGAAAAGCCTATGTTTGCCCGCTGTGTGGTAGCGGTACAGGAAGAAACAAGACAGGAGCTTTTACAATAACACCAGACGGGCTAAGTTGGAAATGCTTTGCCTGTGTTAGAGGCGGGGACACACTAGACCTAATAGGCTATGTAGAGGATTTAACCGACTACAGCGCTAAACTCACACGCGCAGGGGAGTTATTTAACCTAGACATAGACATAGAAGCACCCGTAGAGTACCAAAAGCAAGATAGAACCGCACATAACACAGATACACAAACCAATATGCACACAGATACAAAAACAGAAACTAACTATATAGACTTTTACAAGCAAGCCAACAAAAACATACAGGCTACTAAATACCCCGAAAAACGAGGACTAAGCAAAGCGATATTAAACCGCTTTAAAATTGGCTACGTAGAGAATTGGAGAGAACCAAACGCACACGATAACGTCCCAACAACTCCGCGCCTAATTATCCCAGTTACAAAAACTAGCTACTTAGCAAGAGACACGCGCGATAATATACCAAACTACCAAAAGCAATACAGCAAGATGAAAGTAGGAAGTAGCGATATTTTTAACGGCAGTGCTTTCATAGACTACCTAGATAAACCTATCTTTATCGTAGAAGGCGAAATAGACGCGCTTAGCATTATGGAAGTAGGAGGCGTAGCTGTAGGGCTAGGCGGTATAAGTAACGCTAACAAGTTAGTAGATAAGCTTAAGGATACGAATCTAGAGCGCCCCTTAATTCTTGCACTAGACAACGATAGCGCAGGAAGAAAGGCGCAGGACGAATTAGCCAAACTTTTACAGGCTAAGAAAATCCCTTACACAGTAGCAGAGCTAATGACAGAAGACGCTAAAGATCCTAACGATATGTTAGTTAGAAATAGGGTAGAGTTTGAAGCGCGTGTAAAAGAAGCTATAAAAAACGCCAAAGACGATAAAGAAAAGTACCTAGAAACATCAACAGACAACTATATACAAGATTTTTTGGATGGTATTGCAGATAGCGTAAATACCCCTAGCATTCCTACAGGCTTTCCCATGCTAGATGAAGTTTTAGACGGTGGACTTTACGAAGGACTTTATATAGTTGGGGCTATTTCATCACTAGGAAAGACGACACTAGTCACCCAAATAGCCGACCAAGTCGCAAGCAAAGGGCAAGACGTGCTTATTTTTAGTCTAGAAATGGCACGTAGTGAGATTATGGCTAAAAGTATTAGTAGGCATACGATTATGGAAGTATTGCAAACAGGCGGGGACACTAAGAACGCTAAGACGGTTAGAGGGGTAACGTCGGGGAATAGATACGAAAAATACAGCAACACAGAAAAAGAGCTGATTAAAAACGCAGTACAGACCTACAGCGGTTACGCTAAACATATTTACATAACCGAAGGTGTAGGAGACCTAGGGGCGCAACAAATTAGAGAGACTGTAGAGAAACACACGCGCTATACAGGTAACACCCCTCTAGTAATCGTAGATTATTTACAAATTTTAGCACCTTACAACGAACGCGCTACTGATAAGCAAAACACCGATAAAGCGGTTATGGAACTTAAACGGATAAGCAGGGACTTTAAGACTCCCGTGATTGGTATTTCTAGCTTTAACCGTGATAACTATAACAACGCTGTTAGTATGCAAGCCTTTAAAGAGAGTGGTGCTATTGAGTATTCTAGCGACGTCCTTATAGGATTACAGCTTAAAGGAGCAGGAACGAACGAATTTGATCCAACAGAAGCCAAAAAGAAAAACCCTAGAGAAGTTGAACTAGTTATCTTAAAGAATAGAAACGGGCAGACAGGGGCAAAAGTGCCATTTGAGTTTTACCCTATGTTTAACTATTTTGTCGAGAATGACAACCCGCAGTATATACTAGCAGACAGCGAAAACGAAACGACCAAGCCCCAGATGGTAGAGGAGGCATACGACGAAATACCCGTAGAGGGAACTAACTTAGTTGAGATTAAGCGCAGAGAAATAGAATAGGTGGCGCGTGATATGGAGTTAGATTTTAGCAAAATAGACAGTATAGGAAGCCCACAGAAGCCCGCTAGCAAGCCTAAAGAGGTAAACCATAGTAAACCCCTTAAAACTGATAAAACGCCCTTAGAAGGCAAAATAGAGCCACATACGCAGGCGTTACAGCGTAAAGCAGACAATAGACATAAGCAGTTAGAAGATAGCGCAAGAATTTTAAAAGAGTACCAACATAACAAAAGACTAACAAACGAGTTAGTAGCTGAATTAACTAAAGGCTTACAGCAAGGTATAGACATCTACGACTTATTTTTAAAGGCAGTAAAAGCGCTAGCGTTGACTACAAATGACCCCGATTTAATTGCGCGTAGCAAAGAGGCTATACAGTCAATTTATGGCATAGGACTTAAAGAAACACGCGCATTAGAGTTAGAAAAAGAAGACACGCAGAAACGCCTAAAACGGCTTATAGAGAGCTTGAAAGAGGCTAGCGATATATCAGACCAGTTAAGACTAAAAAGAGCAATACAAGCCCATAAAAAGCGTTTAGAGGCATTACAAGAATAAGCACCTAATAAGCGGGTGCTTTTTTGTTTGTTACTCTTAATGTATTGTTTTATGATGATATATGAAAATAGTGCTTGATTAAGGAATAAAAAAGCACTATAATAGATACAGATAGAGATATACACATAATGATAGGAGCGCATAGATAGAATGAACGAGTTACAAAAGATACAGCAACAGCGCCAAAACAACAGTTTGGACGTTGTTAAAACTTTTGATTTTAATACGTTTGACCGATTTATTAACTACTTAGATGCTAGTCCTAAGACTGTAGAGACTTACAAGAAGGCACTCAGACAGTTTTTTAACTACTTGGCTTTAAACGGCATTAGACAACCGCAGAGGGAAGACGTGATAGCATTTAGGGATGATTTAAAGGCAAGTGGGCTAAAACCAACTACAGTACAGAACTACATAACAGCCACTAGAATTTTCTTTAAATGGACAGAGCAAGAGGGGCTATACCCTAATATAGCTGAACACGTTAAGGGGGCTAAGTTAGACAAGAATCATAAGAAAGATTATCTAACTAGTAGCCAAGCCAAAGAGATTCTAGCAAACATAAAAACAGACACAGAAGAAGGCTTAAGAAACTACGCTATACTTTCTTTAATGGTCACAGGAGGACTAAGGACTATAGAAGTATCAAGAGCAGACGTAGGAGACTTAAGAACCGTAGGAGAAAATACAGTCTTGTTTGTGCAAGGTAAAGGGCGGGAAGAGAAAACAGAGTACATCAAGATAAGCGCGACAGTAGAGAAAGCTATTAGAACATACCTAAAAGCGCGTGAGAACGTAGAAGAAGGGCAACCGCTATTTACTAGCACAAGCAACAACAGCAGAGGTAAGCGAATTAGTACGCGAACCGTTAGCGGGATAGTGAAAACCGCACTAAAAAACGCAGGCTATGATAGCGCTAGATTAACAGCCCACAGCCTACGACATACGGCAATAACATTAGCGTTATTAGCAGGGCGAGAAATTACAGAGGTACAGCAGTTTGCTAGGCACGCGAACTTAAATACGACCATGATTTACAATCACGCGCTAGACCAAGCTAAGAACGGCTGTAGTGACGCTATTTCAAACGCTATTTTTTAAAGGCACTAATTGTTGGCAAATGTTGGCACTAGCGTAAATAACCTAATCCACGCTAACGGACTATGTAAGGTGTGAAATTTTCCACGACCTAGCAAGAAAGAAAGGCAGTAAATAATGACAAACTTAAACACATACACACTAGAAGAAGTATCAAACATTTTAAAGGTAACACGCAGAACCATCTATAACTATATTAAAAACGGCGACCTAAAAGCTGTAAAAATTGGTAAATATTGGCGTGTAAGTGAAGCTAACTTACAAGACTTTATCGAGAACGGAACCAAGAAGAAAGGTTAAACGAAAACATTTATAGTTAGCTAGCTAAAATATTTCTATTTCCGGAAATTAGTATTAGCGGAAGTAGAAACACACAAAAAAAATAATAGTTGTTCTTTTGTTTCTTCGCAAAACGAATTCATTCGTTATTCGTTCGCAGAGCGAACAATTAAACATCGAAAAAATGTTGGGAAATGTTGGTATAACACGCCCTAATTGTTGGGAAATGTTGGTATAAAACACCACTATATTATTGGAA